AAGCCCTGGCAGCCGCCGGGGCTTTTTTATGCGCGCGATTCACTCAGGCCTCGTCATTGACGGGGCTTTTTCATATCTGCGGGCAGGGCCTGCAAATCGTCTCTGGGAGACAAACAAATGGGTTTGAAATATCAGCTGGACACTCTGGATGGTCTCGATGACTCCGCGAAAGCGCTTTATGTCGAGAAGGACGGCAAGTTCACCCTCGGCATTGAAGGTTTGCCGCAGCCAGAGGACGTATCCGGCCTGAAGGCCAAGGTTGATGAACTGCTCGGCGAGAAGAAAGCCGCCGAGAAGGCTCGCAAGGATGCCGAGGATCAGGCTCGACTGGAGCGAGAAGAGGCTGCTCGGAAGTCCGGCAACGTCGAAGAGCTCGAAAAGTCCTGGTCTGAAAAATACAGCCGCCGTGAAGCTGAGCTGAACGGCATGCTGGAACAGGAGCGTGGAACGCTGGGTGGCCAGATCCGGGATCTGACTGTCGGGCGTACCGCTACAGACATCGCGTCTGCCCTGGCAATTCCAGGCAGCGCCAAAGCCCTGTTGCCTCACATCGAGCGCCGTCTGAGCGTCGAGCAGCGCGACGGGAAGCCTGTTGTGGTCGTGCTCGACCAGCAGGGCAAGCTGTCGGCGGCAACGCTGGACGAGTTGAAAGCAGAATTCGCAAACGACGTGGCCTTCGCGCCACTGATCGCGGGTAGCAAGGCATCTGGCGGCGGGGCCGGCGGTGCAGGAACAGGCGGCGGGGCCGCGAAAGGAAACATCGGCGGCACCAAAACAGAACGCACTGCGGCTATCGCCAGCAGGTTCTCTGACCTCCCTCTCAAGTAAGGAATCATCATGTCCCTGTCTCAAATGCAGGTTTTCAATCAATACATCATGCCGGCGACGCTCGAGACGCTGGATCAGTTGCTCGAAGCGTTCAACGCTGCCAGCAACGGCGCGATCGTGCTGTCCCCCGAAGGCTTCACCGGCGACTTCTTGCAGGAGTCGTTCTTCCAGGCACTGGGTGCTGCTCAGCGTCGAGTTGATCGTTACGCTGCAAACGGCGCTGCACCAATCACCGACCTGACTGAGCTGAAGAACACTTCGGTGAAGGTGGCCGGCGGCTTCGGTCCAATTCGCTACGAGCCATCCCAAATGACCTGGTTGGAGCGTCCAACCGTTCAGGGCGTCGAAGTGGCCAGCCGTGCGTTTGCCGAAGTCCTGCTGAAAGATCAGTTGAACACTGCCATTGCTGCTCTGGTGGCTGCGATCACTGCGCAGGCAGCTGCCGTGAACGACGTGTCCGCAACTGCGGGTATCACTCAGGCCGGTCTGAACAACGCGCATGCGAAGTTCGGTGATGCAAGCCAATCGATTGTTGCGCAGATCATGCAGGGCACTACCTGGCACAAGCTAGTCGGTCAGGCAATCGGCAACTCCACCAACCTGTTTGTGGCCGGTAACGTTCGTGTGGTCGACATCCTCGGAAAGGTTTCGGTCGTCACTGATGCCCCGGCATTGATGCAGACAGGCACGCCGAACAAAGAAATCATCCTGGGTCTGGTGAGCGGCGCGGCGTTGGTCCACGACAACCGCGACATCATCTCGAACGTTCAAACGGTCAACGGCAAGGAGCGGATCGAAACCACGATCCAGACTGATTACACCTTTGGCCTGGGCCTGAAGGGTTACACCTGGGACACCACCAACGGCGGCAAGTCTCCATCCAACGCGGCGCTTGCCACCGGCACCAACTGGGACAAAACCGCAGCCAGCATCAAGGACACCGCCGGTGTGGCTTTGATTGGTGATGCCTCCAAATAACCCCTGACAGCTGAGCTGGGCACCGTGTCCGGCTCAGCGAGGAAATGATCATGAGCAACAAGAACATCTGGTATTTACCCGGGCCATTCCACCAATACCGGGAAGACGTGAAGGCCTTGGCCAAGGAAGCCGGCCTGCGCATCATCGACGCGAACGCTACCGAGAGCCGTGACGACGAGGCCGAAGACACTCCGGACGTGACGCTGAAGCAAGTCGAGCAGCATTCGGTTCTGGTTGTTGGCGTCGGAAGTAACCAGGCTGAACTGGAAGAGTTGATCGGAATGTTGCGTGCTGAAAGCGATACGATCCGTCTGTTGATTGATGGCCTGGAAGCTGGTGAGGTCGAGCGGCCAGAAGCTGGCGAGTTGGCAATTCGTCTGTACGACGTGCTGGATCACATTCGCACTCAGATAGGTGAACTGGCCGATAGCCGAGACTTGCTTGCAGCAGATAACGAGAAGCTTCGCGGCGAACTCGATGCGCTGAAGGTGGGCGAAGGGCAGGAGGTTGAAGCCCTGAAGGCTGCGCTCGATAAGGTCGGCGTGACCTACCGCGCGAACGCCTCGAAAGAGTCATTGGAAAAGCTCGTCGCCGAGCTGCCAAAGGCGTAATACTTCCGGCTGCCGATTACCTGGTGGCCAATCTTCAAACCAATTCAGCGAGTTAATCCATGGCACTCATCATCGAGGACGGCACCGGTAAGCCAGACGCCGAAAGCTACGCGAGCGCCGAGGACCTGGCCCTTTACGCCGTGAAGTTCGGCGTGGTTATTCCTGAGGAAGAGCCTGCGCAAGAAGCGCTGTTGCGCCGGGCCGCCTTGGCGATGGATGGCATGACCTGGAAAGGGCGCAAGACTAACAGTGAGCAGGCCCTGTCCTGGCCTCGCCGTGGTGTTGAACTGGATTACGAGATCAAGCCCGACAACTACCTGCCGGCGCGGATCCAGTACGGCCAGATGGCGCTGGCTGCCGAGATTCATCAGGACGATATTGATCCGCCAGAGAAGCGCAAAGGCGCGGTAACGCTGGAACGAGTCGAGGGCGCGGTAACTCGCGAATACGCGACGATCCCAAACACCAGCGGACGACTGTTGCCAGCGGCGCCGGACCGGCCGAGCGCAACGCAGTTTGCCGACTACCTACTCAAGCGAGGGCTGTTCGCAGTTCGCGCATAGTTCAAACGGAGCAACCATGGCCACCTTCTACGACGAAATGGCCGTGATGGCTCTGGAGATGATTACAGCGTTCGGCCAGCCCGTGATCATTCGGGCAATCACTGTCGGTGAGTACGATCCGGACGCCGGCAGTGCGCCACCTGACACCGTCACCGAGCAGATCGCCCAAGGTATCCTGCTCGACTTCACCGGCCAAGAGTTCCAGAACAACAGCCTCATCAAGCAGGGCGACAAGAAGCTGAAGATCGCCGCGCAAGGGCTTGAGTGGGTGCCGGACCTGCTGAACAAGGTCATCGTTCAAGGCCGCACCTGGTCAATCGTCCCGCCCCTGAAAGAAATCAACCCAATTCTGTACGACTTGCAGGTGAGGGCTTGAGCCGCGCTGGTTCCGGGCAATCCGGCAGCTTTGCGCTGAGTCTTGCCGAGTTCGCGCAGCAGGCTACGGAGGCCATTGATGCGAGTCTGCGTGAGATCATCATCGAGGTCGGCAGCAGCGTCATTCGCATGTCACCAGTGGGCAACCCGGAAATCTGGGCTCAGAACGCGGTGGCCAGCCAGTACAACAAGGCCGTGGACGACCACAACAGCGATCTGCGCAGCAATCCGGACAACCTGACCAAGGCGGGCCGACTAAAACCAGGTCGCAAACTGAACGACGGTATGGATATCGTCGCGCCTGAAGGCTATGTCGGCGGGCGATTCCGGGCGAACTGGCACCTGTCGATTGATGTGGTCGAAAGCGTCACCTTCGACGAGGTCGACCCCAGCGGAAGCGAAACGATTGCCGCGCTGGTTTCCGCAATCAGCGATTTCACTGCCGGCCAAACCGCCTACCTGATCAACAACCTGCCGTATGCCATTTCACTGGAGTACGGGCATTCGACCCAGGCACCGAGCGGCATGGTCCGCATCACCGTGGCCCGCTTCCAGCAGATCGTTGATGAAGCCATCAGGAACAACCAGATATGAGCCACAACCTCATCGCATCGATCTTCGAGGCCAAGCTGATCAACTGGGCGAAGGCTTTGCCGGTGCCGCTAAAAGTTGTCGTAGAGAATGAGATCTACAAGCCAACGGACGGCGTGACCTATCTGAAGGCCTTCACGCTCCCGGCGGATACCGCCAGCAGCACGCTTGGCGGTGACCACAAGCTGTACACCGGCGTGTTTCAGGTCAGCATAGTGACGCCATCAGGCAAATATCGTAGCGCGGCTGGCGCGCTGGCGGACCAGATCGCTGAGTTGTTCCCGCTTTACGGGCGCAACACGAAGGGTGCGCTGACTGTTGTGACGATGAGCCCAGTCGACCCCGGCCCAGGCATCCCCGACGACACCACTTA